GCGCAATGTAAAGTAGTATTTCCATTTGGTTAAATTCTAAACAAATATAAGTTTAATTTCTAAACATGACATTTTTTAAATAAAAAAGCCCCTTTTTACGGGGGCTAGTTACTAGTGTAGGTGTTTATAAAGATACTCGTCTAATTTAATGAGGGTCGAAAGTGCTACGTCTTTGCCGTCTAAGAAATTGTTAATTTGGAAATGGTGAAACTTACCCGTCTTTTCTTTTATTTCGTTTACTATTTGGTTTCGGGTTCGTGTTTTCAATAGGTCTTTAATACCACGCCTAAGCGCCTCATCTTGAATGAACATGATCATAAGTTAAAAGGGTAAGTCGTCGTTTGCAACTACTGGGGCTGTTTGTGGCGCTACGTAAGGTTCGGAAAAAGACGCACTAAAATAACTATTTCCAGCGCTAGACGTTTTAACCCAAAGGGCTATTTCCATTTCTTTGCCGTTTACGTTTACTTTGCCTCGGTAGTCGGGTTGGTTTTGGCTCGTTTTTTTGTCGTTCTTAAAGATTGCGCCTGAATTTGGTTTGTTTTCCATTGTATTTGGTTTTAAAAGTTACTTATAAATGCAATAATCATGGCAATACAAAGCGCCGTTACAATAATCATTGTGCCAATTGCGGCTAGTTGTTCGCGGCTTTGTCGTTTGTCCATTTGTTTTGGTTTGGTTGTTTTAAAATCTAGTTTTGTTTGTATGTCCTTTACGTCTTTTTTGTCCTTTTGACTAGACGCCCAGCTTTTGCGGTATTCAAAGGTAAGCATTGCCACACGTTTGGCAGTTGCGCGGGTTGGTTTCTTAGCTACCCAAGTGTAAAGGGCTTTGTCTACTTTTTTAATATAGCCGTTCGTCTTTAAGACGTTGAACACGTCCCAACGCGTTTGGCTAAGTTCGTCAAAGCGAAAGTGCGGCTTTTCGTTCATTTCGGTTAATAAGTCTTTGTAAGACTCTAGGTTAAATTTTTTCATTGTTCTTCGTTTATTATTTGTAAGCTTCCGTCAAAATGGTAGCCAGTTAATTTAATTAGCCTTTCAAGGTAATAAAGCAATTCGTCTAGATCGACGTCTTCGTGTCCAAATTCGTAACTTGACGTATGGCCGTATTGTGTTATTTCTATTTTCATTGTTCTTGTTGTTTAGTTTACATTTCGTTTTAAGTTATGTGGCAATTTTTACCCCTTATATTTGTCCATATTGCTCAACTCAATTAAAGCTGCTTTTTGCTTCGCTTTGTATTCGTCTTTTAGTCGTTCTATGTAAAGTACAAAGTCCATTGCTTCTTCTTGTGCGTGTGTGAGCCATTCTAAGGTGCTTAGGTCGCTTCTTTCTAGCGTTGTGTTGTACTTCTTTATTCCGACTTGCGAACGTTCGGCAAAACGGCTTAAAACGCGTAAAACTATTTGGTCTTCTATTTGCTGGTTCATAGCTTTTCGATTTCTTCTTTAATTTCTTGAATGTATAAAAACTTATCAAATGCTTCCGATAAATCACCCGTAATAAATTCCTTTGAAAATTCAATTGTAATTAATGCGCATTTTTTAGCTATTTCATTATAAGGCTGTTTGTATTGGTCATTTGTATCGAAGTCGTACTTTACTAATTCTGTTAAATACGTTTCGAATAATTCTAGTGCTTTTTCTTTTGGTGTCATAAGAAATTATAAAGGGTTTCGTAATACTCGCGGCATAGTTCGACGCGTTCTTTTATTTGTTCTATTACTTCGTCGTCACGTTCGACCTCAAAGAACTTTACGCGGCGGTTGTCGGGTATATGATCGAAGTTGTGGCGCTTTGTTACTTGTTCGATTAGTTCCTGGTCTTCTTCTAAAAGTTTAGCGTTCCAATGGGCGCGTCTTATTTCGTCTTGCACCATGTCTTCGGGTGTGTTGACTAGGCAGTAGACAAGTAAGCTTTTTTGCTTACCCGTTAGCCACATGTAGCCTTGCAATTGATACCAATAGTCTTTAGTTGGTATTTCAGTAGCAAAGAACGGAAACGTCGTAGCGTCCCAAGAACTTTTTACGTCTAAAAGTATGTCGTCTGTGTTTACGTCGGGCGTTCCCGTTAGCCAATCATTGCTAAAGTGTTCGTCGTTTTTGATTAAGAACCCTAGTTCTAGGGCTTCGCTTGCAATTCTTATACTTTCGTCTTCGACTAGGTTGCCTTTGTCGGTGTAACGGGAGCTAAAGGTTTTACGGATTCCGTATTTTGCTAGCAATACTTGTTCTTCGACGTATGTCTTAGCCGTTTGGCTGAGTAGTTCGTTTTTAGAACGCGGTGATGTCATGATTTTACCAATCGCTGAGCATCGAACTTTAAAAGTATTCATATAGCGTTAAGCATTTCGGTTTGACTTTCGGTTAAAGTAAAGCTAGACGTAATCTTTTCTTTGGTTACTTTGCCGTCAACAATTGCTTTACACGCATCTTGAAAGCGTTTGTTGTCAATAGCGGGTAATTTCTTTACTTGTTCGCCGCTTGCGTCCGTGTCTTTGTCCGTAACAAGTCCTAAAGACGAACTCAAAGCATAACGGCGGTAATATGTCACCCCCGACCCGAAGCTTTGGTAGTCGTTCATGCCTTTTAACGTTACGTGCGGTATTGCAACTTTGCTTTCGAGGCTCTCGCCGCTTTCTACGTGGAAAATAAGCGTTACAATGTAATCAATACCCTCTTTAGTGTCTAGCATTTGGGTAAAGCCTAGCCCGTGTTTTTTTAGTAGCGGGTTAATCTTGTCAAAAATTGCGGGTAAGTCGGCGTAAGAATAGCCGAACCCTTGCGTTCCTTTGTGAATTACTGGCACTTCTTGTTGGAATGCTGCCAACGCTTTAAATAAATTTTTCATGTTCTGTTTTGTTTTGGTTATTATTAGATGCAAATATAATACTTATTTTAATTCTGCAATCTTTTTTTTATAAATCAATATAATTTCTTTTAGTTCGTCGGCGGTATACTTACGGATCTCATGCGCTCGACCTTGTAATTCAATCAATCTTTCGGCGCCTATCCGTTTTTCAATACCGATTTGATAGTTAAGTAGGTTGCCAGATAAAAAAGTGTTGCAGTGTTCGCATTGCAAGTGGCAGTTGTCTTCGTCAAACCTTACGTTTGCGTGTCCGCCTTGACTAAAATAATGCCCGCAATTTTTTTTCTTGGGTGGCTTGTCGCAAGAAATACAATTTAACCCGTCGTCGCGAAGACGAATGAAAGTATTGAACACCTTTTGGGCTTCTTTGAGCCAGTCTGTGGTAGTTTTAAGGTCGTTCTTTAGCTTTACCTTAGTCTTTTTCCATTGAGCCGCTTTTGCTTCTTCTACAAAGGCTTTTATACATTCGTCTTTTAAACAAAATTTATGGTTGAAGCGTATCGGTTCAAACTTGTCGCGGCAATTCTTACAACGTGGCATAACTATTTTGATTTTTTACATAGTTCGTAAATTTCGCTTAATTCGTCTTCGGTTAATTTATCCAAACTAGAATAACGATAATTTCCGTATTGATCCGAATAGCTAAAGCCAGCCTTTAAAAATAATTTATGTTCAAAGTATTCATAAGCTGGGCAGCTACCTTTTACTAGGTCCGTAAGAATTTGTCGGTTAACTTCTATTCTTGGCTTTACTTCACCGCTTAAAATTAGGTCGACTATTCTATGCGCCTCGCCGTTTTTATTCAATGGGACATAAAACAATGAGTCGTGGTATGTTGTAACAAATTTAGATAGGTGTTCTTTTTCGTATTCAAGTAAATTTTCTGCAAATTGTTTTGACTCCATAAGGCCCGCCGTTAAAGTCAATGCTAGAATTTTACCTTGTTCACCTTGTTTTCTTCTAAATTCATGCGCTTTTTCTATTCGCTCGTCTAGTTGTTCAATAAGTTTTTGTAGTGGTGTTTTCATAGTTCTACGTTTTTAAATTTTAGTTCGTTTTTCAGTTCGTCGTAAGCTACGCGGAGTTGTGCGTTGCGTCTAGCTAGTTGGTTTAACTCTCGGTTCAAACTTACTATTTCGTTTTGCATTTCGATTAAAACAAGTTCGGTTTTTAGTAGCATTTCTTCGCTGGCCTTACCGCCGTTAATGTAGTCCTTTGCGTCTGGTTTGTCCTTTTCGAGTTTTATCCTTACGTTTTTAATTCGTTCGCGCACTACCCAAATGGTATTCTTAGCCCAAAGTATTTTTAAGTCCAGTTCCATTTTAAAAAGTGTTTAAGTTGCGTAATTTTTGGCTTGTTGACATAATGCCGTCGGTTATTGTTTTTTGGCTTTCTTTTTTGTAGTACGTTCCCCTATTGGCGTAAACTCGTTTTCCTTTGTGGTCTAGCATGTAGTATTGGTAGCGGTCTAAGTCTAAGAACATTTTGTAAGTTCCGTTTTTTGATACGCCCTTTGGCTTACTTTTGGCTACTTTTAAATGTACTTCGTTTTTTTCTGCGCCCGTTCCGTCGATGTTTGCTAGTCCGTAAGGTGGTCTCCACGGAATTAACACGCTTAGACCCTTTCGAAACCATACTTGCCCCCCCGCAAAGTCCCTAGCGCTAGGAATAGGGAAATAGCTTACGTCCGTTCCAGCAATTGTTTTAGCTGTTACCATAGGTTGGTCGCGAA